TAATACTTCTGGAATATGTATTTCAGGTATATCAATCGTAGGCATATTTTGGCATTAAAACCTCTATATCAGAATGACATTTAGGACAAGAAAGATTGGTAATCATTGAATAATCATCTTGTAAATGAGGTAAACAGTTTTCATCAATGCTATGATCTCCACCCCAGATCAACTCAGTTTTACAGTGCCAACAGTTCATAACCCAAATTTTTTAGGTAGCTGGATGGACTCTCCTGTTGTCTTTGGTAAACCTTTCTCCAACACATTTGGCATCATACCTTTTACGTTGCCCATCACCTGATTCATTATCTTGGCTTTAAACTGCTCAGATGTTACATACTTATATCCAAAGTACCCTCCTCCTATAACTGAAGTTACCATTATGAATGAGAGGATACTCAAAACATTAGCTATCTTTTGAAACATGATAAAACTTGCTGTGATAAGAGCCATGTCAGTTATGAGCATAGCTGTTCTACTGCTAATTATAGGTTTATCACCTTTGTATGTCACTATGAGCCTTATGACAAGGCAGATGCAAGATAAAACTAATTAAGACCAAGGAACACCAGTTGTTTTTATAGGTGTTTTAGATTCTGTTATCTGTGCAGCAATAGATGTTTCTATTTTTGTAACTTCATCAGCACCTAAAGCTGCTTTAGCCCATGCAACAGCGTTGTCTTTAGTGATAGAAGCATAAGCAGTAAATGATCCACTATCAGCCTCAGCAAGTCCTACAGAGCCATAAGAAGAACCAGTATGATCTCCATCTCTATCATTTGCAGTCCAGTGAACAACAGTTACTACATCAGATAAACTTCCGACAGTTTTTGTTGCATCTAAAGCAACTACATCCCAAGTAACAGCCATAATAAATTTTAAATACCTTTATTATATATTAAGTATTTTCTACTTCAGAAACACCATCAAGTTTTTTGAGACCTTCAACTAATTTTTGATTACCAACTATTTTTGTTGTCAGTTGATTCAACTGTTGTTGTTTTGCTTGTATGTCAGATTGAATTTGTTGTGCCTGTTGTATTTCAGAATCAAGCATAGATTTTGTTTCTTCGTATAGTTCTTGTGGGGTCATAAAAAATTAATATGTTAACGTATTATATTAACAAGCCATCAAAACACAAGGGTAGGCTTTACTACCATCAGCATAAGTAGCTGTATGATTTGTTGAAATAATTTTTGCAATTGTAGAACTTCTTATAATATCGTCCGCTTGTGGTTTTGCTGTTCCATCACCCGCTGAAATAAGAAGATCACCCCTTGCGACTGTTGTTGAAGCTGCAACTCTAATAACCATATCCCCTGTCATTGCAACAAAGAAATCATTTACATATTCATCGTCATCATCATCCCAAGTCCAAAATACCCCTGCAACATCTTTATCACCCTCTGTATCAGATACTTTTGTCATGTTTAACTGTTGATTTTCTTCTGTATAAGCCTCTCTTAATACAGTGCCTTTAGAAATTTTTACATCTCCAACAGATTTACCTTCTGGAAGTGTATCTTCAGGTGTATATAAAACATCTTCATCATATAAAACCTCTGCATGACTCCAAGAACATAATTCATCAAGATTACTTAAAACTGTGCCTTGATATATTGTTGGCCTTGCTGATTTATCTGTTGAAGATATTCCTTTTAGTTGTGACCACCTACTTAAATGACCACCATTATATGAAACAGTTGATCCAGAAACACTAACAGATCCTTCTTCACTACCATTTTGGAAAAATTGAATAAGTGAGCCATCAGTAGACCTTCTATTAAGTTTCAGTGCAACATTATTACTTGTTCCAATAACCATTGCACCATCATTTCTAATTCTTGCACCTTCTGAACCTGTGCCCGAATGGCTTGCCATATTGTCAAATGTGACAGTTGTTGCACCTCCAAAGCCTGTTCCTTCATTACTATCTTCTTGTCGAAAACGCTCTGTACCACCTGTGATAATTCTGACAGCATCACCTTGCGCCCCTATATAAGGCACACTTGATGTTGTTGAGTCTTTTAATTCTATGTGTACAAATTCATCACCACTTTCTGCCCTTATAACTGCGTTGGTTGATGAATGAAAAACATGAAGGGGACTTGCTTGCGAAGTTGTACCAATTCCAACACGACCAGAACTATTAATATGCACTCTTCTTGAACCATTTGTAAAAAACTGCAAATCGTTACCTGCTGCTCCTACAGTAGGAACCGTGGTTGTATCGGTATCTTTAAATGAAATTGATACTGTTGCATCACCAGATTCAAATTGGCCTACATTGTTTGTTGTTGCATGAAAAACATGAAATAATGTTGCTGGTGAGCTAATCCCGATCCCACACTGCCCGTTCGAGTCAATTCTGAATCTTTCAGTACCATTATCTTCAATAGTTAATTCACCAGTATTACGTTCAAAAATGTCATGAAATGCTCCATTAGTCTCTAATCTTAGAGCAGCTTTTGCATTATCTCCACCACTTATGAATACTCTTGCAATAGCAGAGGCTTGTGAATTATTTGTATTAGTAATTCTTAAACCTTTTGATGAGTTTAAAGCTGTAGAAATATGAAAAATATCATCTGGTGCATTTGTCCCGACCCCAATCTGATCATTACCAGCATCTAAATAAAATAAATTAGCTTCTGTATTTCCTTCAATCCTAAAATCTACATCCGCACCATCTTCATTAAATACTGTTGTTCCACCAAGTTCCAATCTCTCAGTGCCGCCAGTTGCAAAGTTGAGAGTATCAGCAGCAGAACTAAATAGACCTGTATTTGTGTCGTCATCAAAAAATAGTGAGGGACTTGAAACTGAACCATCTGGCAAAGGTAAACTTCCATCAAATTTTCTTAAATTTACAAAAGCATTATTAGCAGCATTTCTAAGCTGCAACATTGAATCTGTTGTATTTGCAAAGCTTTGTAAGGCATAAGTTGTTGAAGGTGCGGATGATCCAGAATTATTACTAGAAATTGCTAATAAAGCACTATTTATGTCTGCCCTGACATTTGCTCCTGTGGAGTTATCTATTACATAATCGTGCTGTGCCATTTCCTAATCCAAAATTTTCTTTTAGTATATCCTAAACCACTATTAACTACCACGCCCAAAGCCTGTAGCTGCATATTTAAAGTTTCTGTTTACATGACTAGATCCATTCTTAATGTCTATATCAAAACCTGTTCCAGTAATATTTGACAAAGTAAAGAAATCACCAGATGAAGCATTTTCTATTGTTATTCCTATTGAAGGTAAAACAGAATTAGCAGCTACACTTGTTCCTGATTGTCCAGTGAAAAAGCTATCTGTAAAAGTAACAGATTTTGTAGAAGTACCGCTTGCAATAAATCCACCACTTGAAGCGGCTGCATTACCAAGACTTGTTTCTGTTCTGCTATCTAACTCAGCAAAATATCCAAGTTGATCTATTTCAATTGATTGGGCAGGGTCAGTCGATAATAAATCACATTTAAATTTAAAACCTCTTCCAATATATGTACCATTTACAAACTTTTGATAGGGTTCAAACTCTGCTGAATATGTGCAATTACCGCTCGTATTTAAAGAAGTTGCAGAGGTTAAAGTATAAGTATTTGCATTGGGTACAGATTGGATAATATAGTCACCATCAACACCAGTTCCAGAAGTAAAATCAAGAGTTACAAGACTCCCGACACTATAACCATGCGATGTTTTTGTAATTGTAATTGTGTTGCCCGCACCGCCAGAACCATCATTAATTGTATATGTGGCCGATACTGACAAATCAGGATCAGAGTCACTTGTGGCGACTGATAGCGTGGCGTTCACATTAAAGGCGGTCGCCCCGTCAAAATCTGTCCATGTATCAACATTTGCAGTCCTTTTATCAATTAAATCATTAGGCAAAAAACCTTGAGTAACAAAATGTCTTCTTAGTTTTAAGGGTTGTTTTCCTCCGAGGTCAAGAGTTGATTTGAAGAAGTATTGACCACCAGTTAAGAAATCTACATTACCAAGAAAATCAAAATCAGCTATTGCATCAAAATCTGTTACATCATCAAGTAGTGTTGTTGATCCTAAAACTAAACCATTAACTTCATCAGAAAAGAAACAATCGTCTCTAACACCTTGAAAAGGTGGACTGTCTAAATCTTCCCTATCTTCTAAAATTGTTAATTTTGGAAAAAGATCAGGTTTTGTATTTATATTTTTTATTGATGCGGCATTTGCACTAAGTCGTCCTCCATCGTCCCTAAAAGCAAGTAAATATGTTCCATTTACAATATTAGGTACAATTGACTCGCTGATATTTCCAGAAAGTTCAGGGATAACATCAATAGCATTTGTAAAAGTTGCGCCTGTTGTCAGATTAGAACTGCGAATAACTACGTTTCCACCATGCACCACATCAACCGAAGTTGATTTATCAAAACGTAATCTTACAAACTGATCTGATAAAGGTTCTATCTGTACATTCTGCACATCATCAGGTAAAGCCGTTTTACCAACAGTTGTAAATGTTGTTGTTGCTGGGTTTGTGCTTGGTTTACCTAAAGCGTTATAACTAAAAACTCTTACTTCATAAGTTCCGTTTAAAGTTTCAAAAATTGTAAAATCTGATCTTGTAACACGCTCAGAAATAAAGTTTTCATTTTTAAATCTATATTGAACCATATATTCAGTGACACCACTGACAGGTTGCCATTGAATAAATAATTTACTTACAGCCCTATTATTTAAAACAACAATTTGTTCTGTTCCCTGCAAATTACTGGGTGAATCCTTAATAGCAGTTAAAGTTGTTATTGTTCTTGTTGGTAACGTTGCACCATCTTCTACAGAAGCATATTTATCTGGATTATGAGAAACACCAACAATTTGATAATTTAATTGACTTACTTCTGTAACAGATATAACTCTAAAAATTTGAAGTTGTAATGATGTATTTTCTATAACCCAAACGCTGTTAGCTTGTGGAACAGATGAAAAAGCCGAATCAACAGTTATTGTTGTTCCTGAAATTGTACTGATAGATTTAGTTTCCAAACTACCATCAGATAAAATTACAGATAAAGTTGCAGAATCAGTTGTTGCTAAATCTGTATTATTTTCATCGTCAACAATAATCTGTGTTGTAGAAACTCCTGTCTTTATTCTTCCTCCTCTTCTTACCCCTGCCCGCATTGGGTCTTGTATATTTATGACAGCACCAGGCCTGACAAGTGTTCCCGCTTCAAGTGTTGTTGTAAAAGTTACTGTTTGCGCTTCATTAGATTGTGTATATAAAAACCATTTGCCGAGCCTTGAAGCTTGCCCCCTTGATGTCGTTGCAAATCCTCTTAAATTTTTTACAACTTGCCCATATTTTGCTTGTAAAGCTGTATCTTCTACAGTTTCATAATCAATCGTTTGAGTTTCATTATCAAAATAAGCAACATTAACAACAGTATGTTTTGTTGATTTGCTTGTGTTGCTATACGTAAAACCTTCGGGCGTTACGTTTGATAAATTAAATAAATAAGAAGCGTCTGTTGGTTTGTCGCACGAAATTGAAATAGCACCTGCTGAATAAAAAGGCATGACACGCATAACAGAACAAAGTTCATTAATTAAGTTGTATGCTTCTTTTCTAGTATTTATTACGACATTGCAAGCAAATCTTGGTTCTGTTCCACCCTGACCATCATCAACTTGCGCTGATGCGTATTGACTAGCTGCAAAGAAACTAAAAACGTCAAGTTGACTTTCTGCGATATGATCTCCAAATCCTTTTGAAGTAGTCAATAAATCATATAAAATCCATGCAGGATCATTTGTCCAAGCCTTGTCAGTTTTAAAGGATCCATTAAATGTTCCGCTGTAACTTAATGATCCATCAGTTCTTACAGTTGCATTATGAGGAATTTTTATTTTAGTTCCACGTAGCCGATACATTCTACGAGGCTGTGCTGGAAAGGTTTCAGCATCAAAACGTAAGGCAACATGAGCTGAATTTGCGTATGCTCTTTGTTCATTTATTATTTCTGTAAAAGATGACCATTGAAAGGTATTCAAATGTGTTGATTCTGTGCTGTCTGCCGTTGTTCGATTTACTCTTATAGTGACAGGGAAAGAAGTAGAAGATTTTAAATTTATTTTGTAATCTCTAAAATATGTGCTTGCAGTTCTACCTTTTACTGTGTCTGAAATAACAGTTGTAGTTGTTCCATCGTTTTCTATTGTTTGAATTGTAAGAGCTACTTCTGAGCCATTTATATCGCCATTATCTTCAAATTTTTGTAATTGTGGAAAACCTATTGTTACCCTTACTGCATTAATTGAAGTATTTGTAATTGATCTTGAAACAGGTGTATCTTGAGTGACTACAACACCAACTGCATTTTCTGTTTCTATTTCAGAAATACCTTGAATTGCTGTTTGATTTGAAGTTCCAAATCTAGGTTCAAAAGTTATATTTTTAAAATTAAAATCTGTATCGCTTGGGCTTGTGCCTGCTGATTGTTGCAGAACTTGAGTTCCATTAAGAAAAACGTCTTTTAATGCTGATTGATTATATTCTGCTGAACCCTGTGAACCTGTTGCGGAAGGAAACCCTTCAATTTCTCCTTCTCCTAAAAGTTCAACAAGTGTTTGAAACTGTTTAGACGCAAGAACATCTTCAGGCAAATTTGGATCATTAATAAGACCTAAAGCGTCAGCAAATTGTCCTATAGGAAATATCATTAATTTTCTCCTTCTACTTGAACAGTATCAATTCCAGAACTTATTACAACGGATCCTGTAAAAACTTCACCGTAAATAATAGGAACGGCAACGCCAGCAACACTAACGTTAGAAATCCCAGAAAACCCAAACGATGCGACAGCCTCAGGATCATTCTGTGAAAATGTTTCTTCAACGTTTTGAGTAGGAACAGAAGGCGTAGGCATTATTAAAGAACTAATCCCATCAATAGCAAGATCAGTAACAACAGCGGTTGCGATAGAACCGACAACAGGGATTGCACTTATAGCCCCCGCTGCTGCTATTGCCGCGCCACCGACTGCTGTTGCGGCTCCTACGGCTGCACTTGCCACCGCTGCCCCTGCACTAAAAATACCTCCTATGACTGGCGCAAGAAATCCAGAACCAGAAGCTAGAGGAATTATTTGAATATCGCCCTGTCCTTTCATGCCGATAAAATCAAGATCAACCTGTAAATTATTCATTTTTATTTTGTAAAATTGATCGGCCATGTGTTTTTCAACTTCAGGAAAATTTGCCAATAAAAAACGAACAGCTTCGGCAGGGCTAGAAACAGCCGCTTCAAAATATGGTTGTCCTAAAAATTTTCTTAATCTTCCATAAATTCGTATTTTTTTAAGCTGCATATCTATAAACCTTTTTTGTAATTTTTATATATTTTAAATCATATAATTCTCTACAACTTAACTGTCTAATATTGTGATGCAAAATTGTTTGATCGCCAATATAAAGAGCAACATGATTTAATTTTTCATTTGCTCCTTGCATTAATAAAACATCATCATCATTAATATTATCTTTTGAAACCTCGATAAAGCCTGATCCAGTTAAAACTTCTTCAAAATAAGGATTTTTGCAAAAAGTTTTCATGTTTTTCGGTCTTTTCCAAAATTTTAAATTTATTTGTTTTTTTTCTAAAAAATAATCAGTAATCAAACTCCAACAATCATATTTACCCCAAATCCATGTTCTTCCAAAAAGTCCAGACTTATATCCACTAGGTTCAAAATTATGCCATTCTTTATTTTCTACGCTGTATATATACCAAGGCAAGCCAAGATGTTCGCAGCTTGCTTTGTCATTATCTGAAGGATAACAAGAACCGACAGGATGACTATGAACAATACCAATAATTTCACCTGTATCTTCACATTCCGCCCAATCATCAGGATCAATAACAAAATATTCAAATCCACTTTCTGCAATATTTTTACAAGGCCAATAAGTTTCTTTTCCTTTTATGATCGCCAAAAGACCACAAGATTCTTTCGGCATACATTCTTCAATATGTTTAATAGCTTCATCTTTCCAAGTCATTGATTAACAAAAGTACCGACACCAGGAAAATCTTTTCGTGTGACTTGTCTTTTTGGTGCTCTTATATTCATTAAATCTAAAGCAGAAACAAGTTCAAATTGCACAATATCTCTATTTTCAACAATTTTACGATCAATAAAATAAATTTCTTGTGGAAGTTCTGCTGTTGTATCAGGTGTACCAAAAGGATTTTGATTTGATGGAAAGTTTGCTGCGTCTAAAAACTGACTTAAAGTTCTAATGCGTACAAATTTTGCTCCCTGTAGATCATTAAATGGCGTTGTAGCGTTTACTGTTGCCATCAATGCCGTAATAGTTCCAAGTATATTAGAAACTGTTATAGTGGGGCGTGGTAAAGAGCCGCGTCCAGAATATTCAAATCCTTCCGCTGATATTGGGAATTTTGTATAAGTGTTACCTTGCCAAATAATTGAAGCATTGCTATTCATTCCGACCCCAGAATGAAACCTTGTGACATCTGTTGAACCATGCAAAGCAGAAACTAAAGTCAATGTATAAAGTTCAATAATTGACTTATTAGATAATTTTTGAAGTTCTTCTGTAGGTAAAGCCATCAGGGTTCAAATACCTCTCTAAAAGTGCAATTTAATGTTGCCCTGTTATTAAATGGTATTGTTTTCGTCCATGATTGGCAAACAAACTTGCCTGTACCAGATAAAGTTACAGATACATTGCCTGAGTTTGTTGCACTAGCAGCAGCCGTTACAGTGAAAGTGTTATCATTAGCCGTTGTTGCAATAACAAAAGAACCATCAACAGCAGATCCAGATGTGTAGTCAATTGTTACTACATCACCAATTGCAAGCCCATGATTAGAAATTGTTACTGTAACTGTTGTTCCTGACTGTGAATATGTTCCTGTTTTTGTAAACCCTTCGCCTGGTGGAGTAAAATCAAAGCTTGCCTGATCGTTTACACGACTCCTTAAAAATCCTTCAATAATATCTGATTGCTCTTCAGAAACTTCAAAAGTAAGATCAAATATTTTAGGGTCTTGTGTTAGAGGTAAACCAAAAAGTGCCCGAAACTCATAACCATCACCCAAATTAGTTGTTCTAATTTTAGGTTTGCTTGTTTTTCTAATCCCATAAGTGGGTGAAATACTTGGAAAAGTTGCCATTTATCTAGTAAGTAAGCCTCCAGGTCTTTTTTCTTTTACAAGTTGAGCTTGAACAGCAGCACCTATGACTGCTCCTAAAGCCTGTGCATCTTGGTTATTACCTGACACAGATGAACCAGACGCATCAACAGATACATTCACAATATTAGTTGTACTACCTCCAAGTTGATTATTAGGAATAATTGTACCTGAAGAACGAGGAACAAAAAGTTCTGCTCCTCTTTCACCTACAAGAGAAGCCTTGCCAACTGGAGGACGACCACCATTTGCAAATAAACCTCCTAAACCAGAGACAAGAAAATTAGATGGTTTATTTTTTATGCCAAGATTAAATGATCCAAAGTTAGAACCACCACCACTGCTTTTTCTACCACCAAATAACCCACCCAAGAGTCCACCTATACCTCCTCCTCTGCTTCCACCTCTTGACCTTGCTGAATCAAATAATCTATCTATTTGTGAATCAATTAATTTATTTTTAATAGTATTTAAAACATTTACCATTGCTTCTCTAAATGTTGAAGCACCTGTTATTGCATTTTTAAAACTTTCTTTAAAAGAGTCTCCTATAGCTTTTGTAAACTCAACCTGTCTTTGCAAAGATCTTTCGAGTTCCATTGCATTTCTTATCCTTTCCCTTCCATTCTCATCTAAAGTAATTCCTTCTTGTTGCTCAATCTGAAGTATCTTTTGTCTAATTAAAGCTTCTTGTTCACCAAATTGTAGAGTGTCTTGTAATAATCTAGTTTTATCAATAGTAGCTTTTAATGATGCTTCGAGAACTGCTTTATCAGCTTCATTTTTTTTATTTCTTTTATTAATTTTAACTTCTTGTTTGCCTAATACTTCTAATTCTGATTTTAAAACTTTTATTCTATCAGATCTTCTTTTAGCACCACTCCTTCCTCCTCCAGTAGTATTTTGCAATCTTTCAATTTCTTCTCTTCGTCTTACTATTTCAGGATTTGTAGAATTTTCTATTGCTCTAGCTCTCTCAGATTTTTCTGCTTGTTTAGAAATACCAAAAAACTTATCAATTAAATTAACAAGTGGAATTAATGATGCTTGCATTTTTGTCATTGCGATTGCAAATTCGTTTCCTATCAATCTTGAAGTTTCACCAAATGCTTTTAATCTAGCTGTTGCTTCTTCACCAATAGTTTGTTTCATTTTTTCCATTGCAGCATTAAAAGCAGCTTGTTTTCCACTTAATTTTTCAATAGCTTGTAACCTTCTTTCCTCTTGAGTTCCAACTATCCCCATAGCTTTTGATAAAGCAGCAATATTTGGAGTTATGGCACTCATGGCTTGGCCTAGTTGTGAAATGTTACTAATAAATGTTTGAATTTGTTGTAAAGCAGCAGTAGCAGCAATACCTCCTGCAAATCCACCCTGAGTACCGCCTAATTTAGTTCCAACAAAACCACCAGTAAAACCAGCAGCACCTCCAAGTAAACCTTGCCCAAACAACAAGGGAAAACCACCTGAAATAAGACCACTTTGTAAAGCTGCTCTATTGCCTCTAGGATTACGCTGTTGTTTTTGATTTATACCAAATTGTTTATTTTGATCTTTCATCGCCTGTGTTTGTTTATTTATCGCTTCCGTAACGATATTAAAATCTTTTGTTCCTACAGTAAGGCTTCTTCTAAGAGCCTCAAATCCTTGCAAGGCTCCTTCTTGTTGTTCAATAGTTAATCCAAATGCTTTATTTGTGGCATTAACTTGTTGAACCATGCCCATAAGCTGATTCTTTGTTTTTTTTAAATCTTGTCCTGCACTTCCTTTAAAAGATGTAATATCATTTAAATTTACAGCATTAACTTTATCAACAGCATTTGCCAATTCTGATGTTTTTTTTGTAACTAAATCAAGTCTTGATGTTCCACTAACACTAAATTTTATATTTACACCATATTCTCCTGCCATTAGATCCGACCTAAAAACAAAACTTTATTTTAGTGTACCTCTTTTATCGTTTTCCTGCTCGTGATTTATCTTTTACATTTTGTATAGCTTTTTCTTCATATTCATTTTTTAATTCATAATATGCAGCCCAAGATATTAATTCTTCTTGTGTTAATTTATTTGATAACTCATTCAGAGTCATGCCTAGCTCAGATGCTAAAAAAAATAAAAAATACCAATTTGTTTCAACTTTTTAAATCTGCTTTCGCTGCCTCCATTTTATATTCATTACCAGAATTTAACATTGCAAGTTGTATATCTTGTAAAGTTGCAGCATTTACTTCTCTCCTTAATGAAGCTTTATGCCCATCTTGAAATAATCTATTACCATTTTTATCTAATGCTTTTGTAATCATTAAATTTAAAGCAAAATCATCGTTTGTTGCAGTATCACCAGATTTACTAACTATGGCTTCTCTTTCTGCGATTGTTAATGGATTCCAATATATCTCTAATACTGTCTCTTCTCCATCTTTTAACTCATAAAGATATTTTTGGCTTACACCAAATTTATTCTTCAATAGTTCAATCGCTTCCATATTAATTTAATATAATAGTTATATTATACTTATATTAGGCATTAGCTGTAAATTGACAAGAAATAAGACCAACAAAATGACTTCTATCTTCAATCTCTAACGGAGTAACTCCATTTATATCAAGCACTCTTGGTTTACAACTAAACGTATCAGTATAATTAGAAGCGTTAACAGAAGTAAGACCATCAATTACAGCCTCTCCTAATGCAGATAAAGTTGCAGTACCTCTTCCCTTTGGACAATAAATATTACATTGAATAACACCAGCATAATAATCAGATGAAGCTCCTTGATTCTGTAAAGTTGCCTGTGTAAATTCAACTGACATCAAGATGTATTTTGTGTTCTTACCAGGAGTTGTAAAATGTACGTTGTCATAAACCATCTGAACAGTATTATCTGCTGTTGCAACTGCATCTGTCACTGCTTTTTCAAATGCTGCTCTTGCGTTTACTAAAGTCATAATTAAA